GTAATGCCTCACGGCCGCGTGATCCGCATCGGCCGTGAGGCATTACGGTGCCTGCTCGCCCGCCGCGGCATCACCTTCCAGCGCACCAAGACCTGGAAAGAGTCCCCCGACCCCGACCGTGACGCCAAGCTCGACCGCATCGAGCACGTCCTGGAGCGCTTCCCGGGCCGCCTCTTCGCGTTCGACGAGTTCGGTCCGCTGGGCATCCGGCCCACCGCCGGGTCGTGCTGGGCCGAGCAGGGACGCCCCGAGCGGCACCCCGCGACCTACCATCGCACCCACGGAGTGCGCTACTTCCATGGCTGCTACGCGATCGGCGACGACACGCTCTGGGGCGTCAACCGGCGCAAGAAGGGTGCCGGCAACACCCTGGCCGCGCTGAAGTCGATCCGCGCGGCCCGCCCGGACGGCGGCCCGATCTACGTCATCCTGGACAACCTCTCCGCCCACAAGGGCGACACCATCAGGCGCTGGGCGACGAAGAACCGAGTCGAGCTCTGCTTCACCCCGACCTACGCGTCCTGGGCCAACCCGATCGAGGCCCACTTCGGGCCGCTGCGGCAGTTCACCGTCGCCAATTCCGACCACCGCAACCACACCGCGCAGACCCGGGCGCTTCACGCCTACCTGCGCTGGCGCAACAAGAATGCCCGCCATCCCGACGTGCTGGCCGCCCAGCGGAAGGAGCGTGCTCGCGTCCGCGGCGAGAAGGGCATCCGCTGGGGCGGACGGCCGATTACCGAGGCTGCTTGAACAGAACCGGGCCGCTACGGGATCTCCTTGTGAACGGCTTCGATGTTGTTGCCGTCCGGATCGCTGACGAACGAACAATAGGCGCGGTACTCGCTCCATGAGCGAGGAGCGTGCCGGGATGTGCCCCCGGCCGCCACTGCAGCCGCATGAAAGGCATCCACCGCGTCCCGGCTGCCCGCCGTGAACGCGATGTGCATCCCCCTGGTGGAGGCAGTCGCCTTCTCTGCACGCTCCAGGGACAGCGAGGGCGTGTCCCGCTTCGGATGCCAGTACTCGGCCACGCCGTCGGTCCGATAGCCGGTGGTGATTCCAAGCGGCTCCAGCGCAGCGGTGTAAAACCGCTCACTCGCCTCGAAGTCTGAAGCGAACACGCCCAGGTGATGGACGAAGGACATTGATGCTTCCATGGCGGCCGAGTCTACGGAGCAGATCGAGCAGCACGCGGCACTCCCACCAACCCGGCAAACCTTCCCGGTCACAGCACTAACCGGCTCCTCCCGGCCCCCTGGGGGGTCCCGTGCCCCTCCTGCGGCCCCGCATTCGAGGAAGAAGGCAAGCTCGCCGGACTGAAGGTCACGAGCAAGGAGTACGGTCCCCGCGGGTACTTCGTGTGGGGAATCCGGTCCATGCTCGCCGACCTGGAAGTCAAGGGCCACGTTGCCCGGGGCTGGAGGGAAGACTTCACTACGTCGACTGCTTCCACGCCTAGTTCGGTAACTGCTCGAAGCTCGGCTACTGCCCCTGCGGGAAGTAACAGAAGGGCCCGGAAGGCACCCCGCCTTCCGGGCCCTTCCTCGTACCGGCGACCGGCCGGCCTTCCCCGAACCACCCACGACAGCCGCCCGTCACTCGCAGGGGTGGATGCCGACCACCCCTTCGGGTGAGGTCTGGTCCAGCCTGTGGTGCTGAGCTTTACCGTCGACGTTCGGCCCCTATACGGAAGGAACGTCCCATGCGCGTGATTCGTGCTGCACTGGCCGCCATCACCCTGATCGGCGGAACGGTCCTGGTGACAGCAACCCCCGCCAACGCAGACCCGTGCGGAACCGTCCGCAATCCCGTCATCGATGGCGCGAGGGCTCACTGGAAGATCTCCTGCACGCACAACCATGTGCGTGTGGCCGGGTGGGTGGAGGACACGCGGCGTGACGCCATGTGCGCCCGAGTCACCATCGAGACTGACAATAAGCACGACTGGCCCCAGGCTTGCGGAAAAGGCAAGCGCGTCACCTTCGACAAGCGGCGCGTCGACATCGAGGGCAAGGGTGCCATCGTGAAGCTGCAGCTCGTCTACTGACCGGCCTCCGAGCCCCCGACAACGGCCGACACGCCTGATACGGTCGCCGTGTCCGCGTCGGTGGTGACGGGCCCGGCGGACAGCCCTCTGCGTCGGTGGTCATGGGCCCGGTAGAGGGTCCAGGCGCATCTAGGAGTTCCCCCGTGAACGTGTCTCCGTTCGCCAACCATGACGCCGAGCTCCCAGTAGAAGAGCCCGTTCACTTCCATCTGGCGGGGGACGTCCAGCCGGGCACGATCACCCTTTACTGCCAGACCTCAACCAGCGGCGGCGTCCGCTGGACGCACGTCCCTGTGGACCGCGCCCTGTGGGAGCCGGCGAGCGAGGAGGGGCGCGACCAAATACGGGATATCGCGCGTCGCCAGGCCGGCGACGACTCCGCCCGGGTGGAAGTCGTGGATGACCCCGCCTTGTGGGCGTACTGATGCTTCCCCCGACCGGACACTGGTGGGCGTGAAGCTGCCTCGCGTCGAATGCCAGGACTGCGGCCGGCCCGGTCGCCGGCCGCCTCAGCAAGGGCCGCCTGGCGCGGCATGACCCGCTCGAGCGGCACGCCCTGTACGGCACCGCCTTGGTGTCCTGCCCCGGCTCCCTCGCCATCGTCGACCTGCCGCTCCCCGCCCGGCAGCTCGAACTCGCGGAGGCCGCCGACATGGACCCGGACGGCATGGACACCGTGCCCCTGTTCTGACCCGGCGCACACTCACTCCCCCCGTTCTGCACAGTGCGCGCGCACTACTCAGCACTTCGCGCAGTACCATGGCCGCCGTTCATGACCTGGGGATCTTGACCGGAGGCGGCCCGTTGATCTCGCTGACCACGCTCGTCGTACTCGGCCTCGCGGGCTACCGCGCAACCCAGCTCGGCGTCCATGACTCGATCCTCGACCCCGTGCGGCAGCGCCTCGGCTCCTGGCACGCCGCCAAGATCGAGTCCAAGCCGCGCGCCCTGCTCATACAGCTGATCAGCTGCATCTACTGCCTCGGCTGGTGGGCGTCCGGCGCCGTGCTCGCCGCCTGGCACTTCTGGGGCGACAACCCGATCATCCAGTTCGGTCTGCTTTGGTTCGCCGTGGCCGGCGCCCAATCCCTGCTGAACCGGCGCGACGACACGTTCGGCGGGTGACCCGCCATGTCCCGCCGTCTCATCTCCCCCCTGCCGCGGCAGCTCACGGCTGCCGCCGCCCGCTACACCGTCCAGCGCAACCGCAACCAGCAGAAGAAGCCGAACAGCTCATGGCAGGCGAGCGCGTGGGACTTCTTCGAGAAGGTCCCCGAGGTGCGGTTCGCCGGTACGTGGATCGGTAACGCCATGGGCGGCGCGACCCTCTATGCCGGCCGCCGCGCCGAGGACGGCAGCATCGAACGGCTCCCGCACGACCACCCGGCATCCGACATCGTCGAGGAGATCGCGGGAGGCCCCGACGGGCAGGCGGCGCTCCTCGGCGACTTCGGCCCGCACCTCGTCGTCGCTGGTGAGGGATGGGTCATCGTCCGCCCCCTCCTCGAAAAGACGGGCACTGCCGTCACCGGCTACGAGTGGCGTGTCCTGTCCATCGCCGAGGTCACCCAGCACAGCGGCAAACTCGTTGCGGAGATCGACGGTGAGCCCGTCGAGATCCCCGAGTACGACCCGGACGCCGAGTACGACCACACGGTGCCGATCGCTATCCGCGTGTGGAAGCCGTCCCCGCGACGGCACATCGAAGCCGACAGCCCTGTCCGCTCCAGCCTCCAGCTCCTGGAGGAGCTGCAACTCCTCAACGCGGCCGTCGCCGCTATCGCCCGCTCCCGGCTCACGGGCCGTGGTGTCCTCCTCATCCCCAAGGGCACCCGCTTCCCCACGTCGACCAGCAGCCCGTCGGACGCTGAAGACGACCTGATCGACGTGTTCATGGAAGTCGCGTCCACCGCGATCAGAGAGCCGGACAGCGCCGCCGCCACGGTGCCGATCGTCCTCGAGGTTCCCGCCGAGTCGATCTCCGACATCAAGTGGCTGAAGTTCGAGTCCGAGTTCGACGACCTCGCCATCCGCCTCCGTGAGGAAGCCATCCGCCGTTTCGCCAACGGCCTCGAGGTCCCCGCCGAGATCCTCCTCGGCCTGGGCGACGCGAACCACTGGTCGGCGTGGGCGCTCACCGCGGAAGCGATCCGTCTCGGTGTCGAGCCCCGGCTTGCGCTCATCTCGCACGCCCTCACCGTGCAGTGGCTGCGGCCCCTCCTCGAGGACCACGGCGTCGAAGACGCGGAGGAGTACCTCGTCTGGTACGACACCAGCAACCTCCGCGTGCAGGCCAACCGGGCGCAGACCGCGCTCGAGGCTTTCGGCCTGGGTCTGATCTCCGCTGCCTCCGCACGCCGTGAGACGGGCTTCGACGAGTCCGACGCCCCCGCAGCCCCACCGGTCAAGAAGACCAACGACGACGGCGACGACACCGACGACAACGCCGACGACAGCGACACCGCCGAGGACCCCAGCAACGAGTCAGAAACGAGCCTGCCCGTGAGCGAGACGACCTCGATACCCGACACCCTCCCCGCCTCGGCAGCCCTCCCCGACGGTGCGCTTGCCGCCGTCGACGGCCTGATCTGGAACGCCCTCTACGCCGCTGGCGTACGGCTGCGGAACCGGCCCGCCTGCCCGCGTCCCGAACGCGCCCGCGCCCGCGAGATCGTCCCCGCCGAGCTGCACACCCAGTTCCCCGTCGACCCCGAGAAGATCGACGAATGGCGCCTCTTCGACGGCGCATGGGTCCGCGTCCCCGAGATCGCCACCCGGTACGGCCTCGACGCGGACTGCCTGACCGGCCTCCTCGACGACTACGCCCGCGCGCTGATCGCAGCCCGGCACCCGCACGCCTACGAGGACACCGCCCGTGTCCTGCGCACCTCCTGCCTAGCTGAGGCCGCATGAGCCCGCGTGAGATCCGCGTGACGGTCACCACCGCGATGAGCGAACCGCGGTCGAAGTGGTGCCCCGGCTGCAAGGCCATGACCGCGCTCGCCGTCGACGTCTTCGGGCTCTTCCCGACCGGCGTCGTCCACATCACCACCGTCGCCGTCTGCGAGCTGTGCGACGACCCCGACGACCAGCAGCCGCCCCGAACCCTCGGCGCGCGCTCGAAGGAGGCGTGACCGATGGACGAGGAGACCGAACAGCGTCTCGCCGACTCCGAACACGCGGTCGCCGGCGAGGTCCGTGCCGTCCTCGACGAACTCGCCGCCGAACTCGCTGCCGAACTCGCCGACGCGACCGAGATCGTCGCCGCACGGTTCAGCCTCGGCCGGATCGCGACCGCATGGCGTGAGCGCGTCCCCCGCATCATGCGGCGCCTGTTCCGCGTCGCTGAGACCGCCGCCGAGCAGGCCGCGACGGACGCCGACAGCAGCCTCCCGGACGGTTGGGACGACCTGCCCGCCCGCTACGACGACGACCGGCTCCCACGCCCGCTCGGCGACTACGCCGAGGAGACAGAGCACCTGCTGCGCGCTGTTGGGGACCGGCTCACCGAAGCCGCTGTCGCCGCGCTCGCCGAGGGCCTCAACGCGGGTGAGGACACTGAGCAGCTCCGGTCCCGGCTCCGCGCCCTGCTGGCCGCCGACGGGACACAGCTCGGCGCGACCCGTGAGGAACGCATCGCCCGCACCGAGAGCAGCCGTGTGTGGAACGCGGCCACGCTCGCCGCCGCCCAGGCGATGAGCAGCCCGGACCGGCCGCTCGTCAAGCAGTGGCTGACCCGCCGCGACCCCAAGGTCCGTGACGCGCACGCCGCCGTCAACGGGCAGCTCAGGCTCCTCGATGAGCCATTCACCGTCGCCGGCGTCGCGATGACCGCGCCCGGCGACCCGGCCGCGCCCCCGTCCCTCACCGTCAATTGCCGCTGCGTCCTTCGATTGCAGGCTGCCGACCGTTCGGCGTCCGTAAGATCGCAGGATGATCCGGGCCCCGACGCCTACGAATCGAAGCTGCCCCCGTCGGGTGTCGTCACAGCCGCCGACGACGAGCACCGCCGCGGCGGCATGATCGCCCTGCTCCCCACCGCCGAGGACGCCGAACGCCTGGCCCTCGAGGGCGGCGAACCCGCCGACGAACTCCACTGCACGCTCGTGTTCCTCGGCGACCAGGGCGCCGACTGGACCCCCGAGCAGCGCGCCGAACTCGTCAGCCTGGTCCGCGACGCCGCCCGCAACCTGACCGGCCCCATCCGGGCCCGCGCGTTCGGCGTCAACCACTGGAACCCGAGCAGCGACAAACCCGCATGGGTGTGGGCCGTCGGCGACGACACCGAGCACGACGGGCCCGCCCTGCACGACGCCGCCGTGCTCGCCTACCAGGCACTCGAAGACACCCACGAACGCCCGGAGATCCCTGCCCAGCACTCCCCGTGGGTCGCGCACGTCACCGCCACCTACGACACCGACACGTGGCCGCTGGAGCCCATGAGTGAACGCGTCGGCCCGATCACCTTCGACTGCGTCCGCCTCGCGTTCGGCGGCGAACACTTCGACATCCCGCTCGGTCCCGAGGAGGCCACCGACATGGACACCACCGCCGCCGCGGACTACGCGCTGCCGGTCCGCGCATGGTCGACGCCGGGGGATACGGCGCTGGCCTACGAGAACACCCAGACCGGTGACGGTCGGATCTTCGCCGCCGGCTCCCTGTACTGGGAGAGCACCGGCCCGTGGCCGCTCCAGTACGCCGACGAGATGGGCATGGGCCACGACGGGGCCGAACTCGCCGGAGCGATCCAGGACATGAACCGCGACGGCGACCGGCTCGCCGGTGCCGGTGTCCTGTACTTGACGCAGCGTGCCGGCTGGGAAGCCGTCGACCTCCTCGACCAAGGCGCACCGCTCGGCGTGTCCGTCGACCTCGACGACGTCAGCGTGGAACTCGTCGACAACACCATGAGCGAAGACGGGGGGCTTGTCCTCGCTGCCGGGGCCTACGCCCGCGCGAGCGTCCTCGCGCTCGGCGACGGCGCATGGATGATCACCGCGAGCAGCGCCCCGGAGTGGACCGCGTCGGGTGCCGCGATGCAGCGCGCCATGCGTACCGCGTCGGTGATCTCCGGGCCGGGCGGCCGTATCCCCGCCGACGTCGCCCGGGCGCTGTTCCCCGACGCGAAACTGACCGCGGCCGCCGGCGACCCGGACGACCCGGACACAGGTGTCGTCGTCCACGCGGAGAACAGCGGCGACTTCCTCGTGAGGGTCACCCGCGCCCGCGTGCGCGGGGCGACGCTCGTCGCGATGCCCGCCTACGACCAGGCGCGGATCGTCCTCGACGAGATCGAGCCGGTCGACGACGGCGAGCCCGACCAGGCGGCAGCGGCGGCCGTCGAGGCGACAGCGGCGGCCGGTGACGACTTCGAACGGGTCGTCGCGCACGTCCGCGGCTCCCCGGTGCCGCTCGGCGCCCGCGACGTCGCCGCATCCCTCGGCCTGCTCGTCGCCGCCGTACGCCGCTACCTCGCCAAGGCGACCCAGTCCGGGCGGCTCGTACGGCTCTCCCGCAGCCTCTACATCGGCCCGTCGACGCTCCCCGAAGGTGTGATGTCGGCCGCCGCGCTCGACCTCGACGTCCTGGTGAGCGGTTTCCGCCTGACGGATCTGGAGGCGTCTGCCTGGCGTGTCATGAAGGAGCAGCCGCCGATGCCGGCCGAGTGGTTCCGCGAGCCGACCCCCGAGGAACTCCCCCCGGACTCCGGGGGAGTGCACTACAGAAACGGCCGCGTCTACGGGTGGGTAGCACAGGCCGGTGTGCCGCACGAGGTCCACGGCCGGAAGGTGCAGATCGACAAACTCGGCAAGATCGACACCTCGTACTTCCTGCGCGCGAAGTTCCCCCTCGACGACGGCGCAGAGGTCGCTGTCGGCACCATCACGATGAACGTCGGTCACCACCGCGACGGCTTCCAATGCGAAACCGCGGCCTGCCAGTTCGACAACAGTGGGACCGTCGCCGGGATCGTCACCGTCGGCATGAACCGGCGCGGTATGTGGTTCTCCGGGGCCGCCGCGCCGTGGCTGTCGTCGTGGGACCTGTCCGTGTTCCGCGCCTGCCAGCCGAGCTATCACATGACGCAGGGCGGTGACGGTGCATGGCAGCTGAAGGCCGTCCTGTCGGTACCCGTGCCCGGCCACCCGTCCCGGCTCGCCGCCGCCTCGCATCTCGCGGCGACCGCGGTCGTCGAGCGGTCGAACCTCGCACTGACCGCGGCGGCCGCGACGCTCCCCACCGACCGGAGCAGCGCCCCGCCGGAGCCCGAACCGCAGCACACCCCCACTCCCGACACCGCACCGGCCGGCGTCGCGAGCGAGGTGACGGCGGCGCTGCTCACTCCCGAGTTCCTCGACACGTTCAGTGCTGCGCTCCAGCAGCGCAAGACCGAGCGCGCCGCTCAGCAACGCGCCGAGATTGAGCAGCTCACCGCCCAGGTCCACGGCACCGCCGCGTAAACAGAAGAAGAGAAGGGACACCGCTCATGGGTTGCAACTGCGGGAAGAACAAGGCGCAGTACGAGGTCGTCGACAGCAGCGGGCGCCGCGTCTTCGGCCCGACGGCCTACAAGACGACCGCGCAGGCCGTCGCCGACCGCGAAGCGGGCCGCAAGGTCCGCCCGATAGAGAAGGGCAACTGATGGGCTGCGGCTGCGGCAGCAAGACCCGGGCACGCAGCAGCAACAGCCGCTCCCCGCGCACCCTGCACCAGGTCGTCCTCGATGGCGGGAAAGGTCGTGTCGCGTTCCAGTCGACGGACAAGGAACAGGCGCGGTCCGTTGCACGCTCGTACCCCGGCAGCATCGTCCGGGAGGACGGCGCCACCACCACGGCGGCGAGCACCACCACCGGTACCGACACGGCGAGCAGCGACAGCACCGCATCCGACGTCTCGGCGTAGACGCCGCACGGGCGGCAGGGCCTCTCACCTGCCGTCCGTGCAGCTAAGATTCCTTTCCGACTGCTGGTTATGGGCCGAGTCTCCTTGAACACTCAGGAGACAGCAGTCATGGCCGAGCCCATCGAGCTCCCCGACGACGTCACCGCCCTCGACGACGAGCAGCTTGCCGAGACCCTCGACGGTGCGCGTGCCGAGTTCGCCGCGCTGTCCGCGCAGGAGACCGTCACCGACGACAGCCTGACGCGCATGCGGTCGCTCGCAACCGCGGTCGAGGACATCCGTACCGAGCAGGCGGCGCGGGTCCAGGCCGCGCAGCAGGCCGCCGCCGAGATCGAGTCGCTCGCCGCGCAGATCCGCGGTGACGAGCCCGGCAACACCCCCGCCGAACCGGCGGAGGAGGTGCCGGCCGAGCCGACCGCAGCAGCCGACCCCGAGCCCGAGCCCGCCCCGGTGGAGCCGGAGCGCACCGCATCCGCCGTTGTTGCCCGGCCGGCGCTGAACCTGGGTGCCGTGCGCCGCGCGCAGCCGCGCGTGCTGCCCGAGCCGCCCGCGCCGACCACCCACATCACGGCGGCCGTCGACGTCCCCGGATACACGCCGGGTGCCGACCTGAACTTCGACGACGTCGTGCGAGGTATCAACTCCCGGGCGACCGCCCTCAAAACGGCTGGTGGCGGCGTCGGTCAGGTCATCTCCTACCGGCACCCGTACGGCAAGGAACTCATCGTCACCGACTCCTCGAGCGCCCCGGAGGGGACGACGGTCGCGATGGCCGCCTCGTCGCAGTCGCGGCTCCAGGGCGGCGACCTCGTCGCCTCGGGTGGCTGGTGCGCCCCGTCCGAGACGCTCTACGACATCACGGGCGTCTCGTGTCCCGACCTGCTGTGGGACGCGCCCGAGATCCAGCTCTCGCGCGGTGGCCTGCGCTACTACAAGCCGCTGTCGCTGGACGTCGCGTCGATGACGTGGATCCACACCGAGGCCGACGACATCGCCGGCAACGAAAAGCCGTGCTTCAAGATCCCGTGCCCGGACCCGGTCGAGGTGCGCTGCGACGCCATCGGCGTGTGTCTCGAAGCGGGAATTCTGACGCAGCGTCATTTCCCGGAGTTGATCTCCTGGTACCTCCAGAACGCCATGGTGGCGCACGAGATCCGCATCCGTCAGCACCTGTTCACGCAGGCCCTCGCCACCGCGACGCCGGTCACCATGCCGCAAACCATGGGCGCGCTGTCCGCCGTCTTCGCGGCCGTCGCACTCCAGGCCGCCGACATGATCGAACGGCACTCCCTGTGCGAGACCACCGCCCTCGAGGTCGTCTTCCCCTGGTGGTCGAAGAACCTGTTCCTCGCCGACCTCGCGCGCCGGAACGGCTGCTGCCCCTCCGAGGTGTCCACTCGCGACGTTCAGGACCTCTTCACGCCGCTCGGCGTGCGGATCCAGTGGGCGCGGGGCCTGTCCCCGGCCGTCCCGACCGACATCGGAGCGCCGGACCCGGCGACCGACTGGCCCACCGAAGTCAACTTCTTGATCTACCCGGCGGGCAGCATCGTCATCGGCCGTGGCGAAGAGGTCAACCTCGGCGTCATCCACGACAGCACGAAGTTCGTCACCAACGACTACACGGCGATCTTCGCCGAGGAATGCATCGCTCTGGTCGACCGCTCCGTGGACACCCGCGTCGTCACCGTCCCGGTCTGCCCGACCGGCGAGACCGGCGCGCAGACGCTCATCGCCTGCGGCGCCGGCGACATTTCCTGACCGCCTCCGGGCCCGGAGACGCGTGTGCCGGGCCGGTGAACCTGACACCGGCCCGGCACCGCTCCTGACTACGACTGGAGGTCGCGCGATGCCGCCAGGGCTGCGCAGCAACGTAGAGGCGATCCGGGGAACGCTACTCCCTCACGGCATCCTCGGCTCGACCTGTACGGACGTCATCGACGTCACTGAAGACCGCATACACGAACTCAACGGCGTGGACTGGCTCGCGCTCGGCTGCTGCCCGGCGCGGGACTGGGCCGACCCGTGCGAGGACGACAGCCCCGGCGAGCCGCCGGAGAAGGAGTTCTGCCGGCCCCAGGCGGAGCATGCGCGGCCGATCACCGTCTATGCGGGCGCGGAGTGCTCCGCGCTCGGCTTCACCTACGAGGAAGCCCGCGAGCAGGCTCTCGCATCGCTCGCGCTCGGCGAACAGCACGCCGTCGAGGCAGGGTTCATGCGGACCCGGCTCAGCATGGACGCCGAGGACCTCACCCCGCCCGAAGGGCCGCTGTCGCTCGCGCAGGGTGTCGCCGCGCTCGAGGGCTGTCTCGCCGAGTCGTACGGCGGCGTCGGTGTGCTGCACGTCCCCGCCGGTGCGGCGGCACTCCTCGGCTGCTGCAACGTGCTGCGCGAAGACCCGGTCACGGGCGCGCTGCGCACCCTCGCCGGGAACTGCGCCGTCATCGGCGCCGGTTACTCGTACCTGAACCTTGGCCCGGGCGGGCAGCCCGCCGAGCCGGGCACGGCCTGGCTGTACATCACCGGGCCGCTCGTCATCCGGCGCGGCCCGATCGACGTCGTCCCCGACCGGTCCCGTGCCGCCGCGTCGGTCAACCCCCGGAACAACGACAGGCGCGTTCTGGCCGAGCGGACGTACGTCGTCGGCACCACCTGTCAGGCATGCGCGGTGAAGGTGAGGGTTTGCGAGTGAACGAGATGATCCACGTCCGGCCGGCCGTCGAGCGGCGCCGCGACTTCGCACGCTGGGCCACCGGGCACACACCGAAGCTGCGCACCGTCAGCCCGGACACGTTCGCCGTGCCGCCCCGGCTGTTCACCGACGCGCCCGAGAACCTCCTGATCGGCGCGATCGTCGACGGGCACCGGTACCGCTCGCCCCTCGAGGACGAAGCGAACAACGCCCCGCCGCCCGGCGCTGTGCACCTGACCGGTCCTGTGCTCGTCGGGGAGACCGGCCCGGAGACGGTCGTCCCGCTCGTCGCCGAACGCACCGCCGTGCCCGGCGACGTGCTGCCGCCCGCCCCGGAGTCCGCATACGGCCCGGACAGTGTCCCCCTACCCGAGCCCGAGCCCGAGCTGGCTGGCACGGCGGGCGACGTCGCGCCTTCGGAGGGGGAGGGCGCGCCGTTCGCCTGCGACGGATGCCCGCGCACGTTCACCACCGCACGCGGCCGGGACACCCACCGCCGCCAGGCCCACGCGGAGGACTGACGGATGCCCGTAGAGCCGATTCCGTGCGCGCCGGGCGAGGGCGGCGGCGGTGAGCCTGCGCCGTCGTGCTGCGCCCCGTCCATCGCATCGGCACCACTGTGCCTGTCCGATGGGACGACGATCCTCGCCGTCGTCCAGTCCGGCTGCGTCGAGTGCGGGCAGACGGCCGAGGACCCGACGGTCATCGGCTGGCTCGACACCACAGGCATGTTCACTGCGGGCGCGCTCCCGCCGGACGCCGGACCGTGTGACACCGGCTGCGTCGACACCGTGTGCCGCACCCTGTGCGACGACACCGACGGCGACGGCCAGGCGGACGCCACCTACAGCGAGTTGTGGTGCATCCGCGCGAACGGCGTCGCCGAACTCGTCCTCACCTACCAGGACGACCCGTCACAGGAGTACGTGCCAGCCTCTCCGGTCGACTGCGAGTACGGCTGCCCGGAGACGGAAACCGTTCAGCTCTGCGACGACTCCGGCCCTTTCCTGCGCCGGTACACCTTCCTCGCCGGGACCGCGACGTTCGAGGACGTCGCCCTCGACGGGCAGACCCCGCACATCGTCACCGGCACCGTGCGCACCTGCTCGGGACAGACGCCGTGCGAGCAGCAGACCACCCCGGCCGCGACGCTCGGCCTGTGCCTCGCGGACGGCACACCCATCGCCGTCATCGTCACCCGGGACTGCGACGGCACAGTCACCCGCGACGGCTGGCTCAACCTCACAAGCGGTACGTACAGCGTGGGCGAGCCGCCGGCCGGGACGATCGCGTGCGGTGACTCCCGCAGCATCCAGGTTTCCGGCACGTTCTGCGACATCGACCCCGACAGCGGGGACGTCCTCGGCCTGGTCCTCGTCGAGTACAGCTACGCGGCGGACGGTGCGATCGACTCCGTGCGCCTGGTCGACGCCGTCACCGGCGACACCTACACCCCGCAGGGCGAGGTGACGACCTGCCCGGCCGGGGTAGAGCAGCCCGAGCGCGACCTGCTCCAGCTGTGCGACACCGCCGACGACGGGACCGTAACCCCGATCCTGCGGGACTTCGCCCGGGACGAGAACGGCGCGATCACCGGCCACACGGACTACCTCCTTGACGGCACCCCGTACACGCCGACGGGGACAGTCGGGGTGTGCCCTGCAGAGTCGGCGTGCTGGGACTGCACCACGCAGATTCTGTGTGACACCGACGCCATGCCTCCGGCCACCATCGCCGGGACGGCCGCGTCCGGGACGCTGCCCAACGGTGTCGCCTGGACCGCGACGGGCCCTTCGCCGCTCCCGCCGAACCAGCAGGGCGACGGCGCGGCCTGGTGGGGTACGGGCCTCTTCCCCAACCCGAGCATCCCCGTCACCACGTTCACGTTCGACCAGCCCGTCACGGCCGAGTTCAGCGTCATGATGGTCCACTCGACCGGTACCGGGCCCGGGGAGAACACGGCCCAGCTCCCGGTCGGGGCGCAGCCGCTCAGCCTCCCGCCCGGCTACACCTATGACCGGTCCACCGGCATCCTGAGCGTGGACGCCACCCTCACGGACTGCACCACTCTCGACGCCCCCACCCGCGAGACCAGCGCCCGTTTCCGCGTCACCGGAGTGTCGTCCTTCGCGCTCCAGTACCTGGGCACGAGGACGGTCCTCGCCGACTGCCGGAGGATCGGCACCTGGCTGTTCGGTGCCGTTGACGCCTCCCTCGGTGGGGAGTTCGCGCGCACGGTGTGCCGGGACTGCTCCGGCGAGGTCACGGCCGTGGCGGACACGCTTCTCGACGGCCGTACCGCGTACACGCCGGTGGGCACGGTCGGTGTCTGCCAGCCCCCGGCGCCTCCAGAGCCCGAGCCGTGTCGGAACACCAGCACGGTCCTGCTGTGCGACCTTCCCACCGGCGGCAGTCCGGAGACAGCAGTCACGGACACCAGTCCCGTCCCGTACACGACGCTGCCCGGCGTCGAGCCTCTCGCCGGCGGGGCGGCTGCTCTGTGGTCCGGCGGCCCGCTCACCATCCCCGCGGACACGAGCGGCGCACTGGACGGCTCCCCTCAGCGGGCCCGCTCGTTCGCCGCCACCATCCAGGCGCCGCGCCCCGGCTGCGACACGGGGACGGCGACGGTCACGGCCACGATGACGGCGGAGCGCACCGGCCCCGACGCCGCCTGCCTGGGCAGCGGCTACGTCTGGCTGCTCTCCGACGGCGCGCGGGTTGCGGCCACGGCGACGACGGCAAGCGCCCCGGTCGGGAACGTCGACGTCCTCACCGTCACCGCTCAAGTCCCCGCGGCTGACCTCGCGGCGGGGAACGTCGTGCTGACCGGCGCGCTAGAGACGTACCAGGCCGGGGCGAGCGGCTGCCCGAGCGGCAGTGGAACGGGCGGGGCACGCATCGGCGGATGGAACCTGAGCGGCTTCGAGGCCACCGTCACTTACGACCAGACCGGATGCGAGACGCAGATCCTCCGTACGGTCACTGTCGACTGCGAGACCGGTGCGGTCATCGCCACGGCGGACACCACGCTCGATGGGCAGCCGTACACCGTCACCGGGGAGGTCGGCCAGTGCACGGCGACCGGCGGCGGGGAGTGCTGTCCTCCGGAGGCCCGCGTGGACGTGGAAACCGGGCTGCTGTGCCTGGTCGACGCGAGCGGGGACGTGATCGGCCGCGTGCTGGTCGAGCGGGTCTACGACGATCAGAGCGGCGAGCGCATCGCGCAGCGGTACGTCGACCCGGTCACCGGCGACCCGGTCGAGGTACAGGCCGGGGTGAGCGTCGCCGTGTGCCCGCCCGAGCCGTGCCGGGACACGTACACCACGCAGGTCTGTGACCTCCCCGTCGGCGACCCGGCTGGCATCCCGTCGGCGACGAACGTGAGCGCCACGGCGTACCCGTGGGACGGCGATCAGATCCGCTGCGTCAACCAGCACCCGGGTGGCGGCCAAGCCCTGTGGGACGGCGGCACGGTCACCATCCCCGCTCGTGCCAGCGGTGCCGGCTCCTGCACCCCGAACCAGTGGTTGACGGGCGTGGCGGCCCGTCTCCAGGCCGAGCGGCCGTCCTGTGACTCGGGCACCGTCACGATCACCGTCGCGGTCGCAGCGCGCAACAACGGGCCCTCGGCGACCGCCGTGAACTACGCCGGAAGCATCCGCCTCCACCGCACGGACACCGGGGCACGCCTCGCCAACAGCGGCACCGACACCCTCCGCAGCATGCCGGCGGGCACGGTCCGCACCATGACCACGACGGCCGTGGGCGTCCCGGCCGCGCTCCTGGCCGCCGGACAGATCGTCGTTGCCCTCGACGTCGAGGCATGGGATCAGACCGGCAACACCGGTTCGGCCTGGCTGCTCAGCAACTTCACGGCCTCCTACGAGTTCCAGCAGGACGGCTGCGAGACCCAGTTCATTCGGAAAATCGTCACGGACTGCGAGACCGGCGAGACGATCAGCGTCACGGACACCACCCTCGGCGGCGACCCGTACACCGTCACGGGGGAGGTCGGCGAGTGCACGACGCTCGGCGGCGGCGAGGGCGGCGGATGCTGCCCGGACACGGAGGCCGTGACCCTCTGCAACACCGGCGTGGACGGAGTGGTGACGCCGTTCCTGCGGCATCTCACCTACCCGGAAGGCTCCGGTACGCCGACGGTCCGTGACACGCTCCTCGACGGCACGGAGTACGTTCCGGACGGCGAGGTCGGCGTCTGCCAGTCCGAGCAGTCAGAGCCGACACCGGACGTTGAGGTCGTCCAGCTCTGCGACCTGGTCGACGGCGCCGATCCGATGCCGTTCCTGCGGCACCTGGTCTACCTGCCCGGAGCGACCACCCCCACGGTCGTGGACACCAGCCTGGACGGTGTCACCCCGTACACCCCGGCCGGGACGGTCGGCGTGTGCGAGTCGGCCCCGGAGGCGGAGGAGCCGTGCCGGGACACCACGTCCACGCTCCTGTGTGACACCTCGACAGAGGTGACGTGGAGGCAGGTCGGTGTGGCCCCGGACCCGGCCTCGCCGGCTGGACAGGGGTTCATCTACAGCCTGTCCCCGACCGATGACTCGAGCACGGTCGGCACGATCCGTGTCACCGTGGACCGGCCCCAAGGGGGAGTTGGCTGTATCCCGCCGTACTGGGGCAGCGGGGCCGTGTTCACGTACGAGCTGGACGACGTCGCTCGCGGCATGGACACCCTTCGGGTCAACCTGGGGGACTTCGACACCAACGAGACCGTCACGATGCTGGACGGCTCGCCCAACAGGCTCGGCGGGAACGCGTACGCCGCAGGGAGCGGCGTGATCCGCTCCAGCACGGACAACCAGACCGGCTACATGTTCTTTGACCGCCCGCCAGCCGGTCTGTCCTACCGCTTCACCGGGGCCTGTATCGCGTTGTCCTTCGACGCCGTCTCGACCCGAACCGTGCAGTTCATGAGGCGGCAGGTCGTGGACTGCGAGACGGGCCAGGTCGTGTCCACGACGGACACGACCTTGGACGGGCAGCCTTACGCGCCCACCGGCTTTGTCGGCCAGTGCGAGCCCGTCACCGAGTGCTGCCCGGCGGTGAACACCGACGTCCTTACCCTGTGCGACACCGCCGACGACGGCACCGTGACGACGTTCCTGCGGCATCTCACCTACACCGAGGACGCCGCTGCGCCTGAGGTCCGGGACACCGGCCTGGACGGGGTCACGCCGTACACCCCGGCCGGTGAGGTCGGCGTGTGCCAGCTAACCACCGAGCCGGAACCGGAGCCGTGCCGCAACTCCAGCACGGTGCTGTTGTGCGACCTGGACACTGCCCTGGACCCGGGTGACACCACCTTCGAGGACCACGCCCAAGAGCTGAACTCCTGGCCCGGGTGGGCGCGTCTGCCCGGCGGTGGCGGCTCTCTCTGGTCGGGCGGATCCGTAGAGTTCCCGGCCGAGTCGAACGGGAACGCCGGTAACGGTTCTGAGACGCACCGGTGGGTTGCGGCACGGATCACGTCGCCTGCGCCGGCGTGCGATGACGGTACTGGCACCGCCCGCGTCACCGTCCGTCTCGACGCCCGGGTGGACGGCCCGGCCAACGCGTGCGGTGCGTTCGGTAGCGCGAGGCTGCTCGCGGGGGACGGGACCGCCTACGTCACGACCGGGCAGGGGCTTGGCAAGTCGTCGGAGCCGGCGTTCACCGTCGGCACCACCATCCCCGTCACGGTGACCGCCACGGTGCCGTCGTCTGAGCTGGCAGCAGGCGACGTGTACGTGTGGCTGAACCTGCGGACCTACCGCCAATCGCAGGCCGGGTTCAGCCATTGCTTCGCGGGGTCCGAGGGGCCGATCAAGTGGACGGTCAGCGGCTTCAGCGTCGGCATTGAGCAGCAGTTCGGCGACGACTGCGCCACCCAGTTCCTTCGGAACATCACGGTGGACTGTGAGACGGGGGAGGTAGTCGCCACTACCGACACCACGCTGGACGGTGCGCCGTACACGGTGACCGGGAAGGTCGGCCAGTGCGCGGCGGCCGGCGGCGAGTGCTGCCCGCCCCCGGCTCCGGTGGACTGCCCGGCCCACACCGTCATCGAGGCGTGCCGGTGCGACGACACCGACGGCGATGGCGTCGCTGACGTCGACTATGTCGAGCTGCTGGGTGTGGACTGCGACGGCCAGCTGACCAGCCTCGGCACGTACACCCCGGACCTGGCCGAGCCGTACAGCCCCGTCTCGCCCGTTGCCTGCAACACGGGCGGCGAGCGGGACGCCGAGCCGGCGTTCGGAGTCCAGGCGCGCCGCGTCGAGCTTGCGGCCGGTGAGACGTGGGACGCCTCCGCCTGGCCGACACTTCAGTCGGTCACCGCAGTCACTCACGGCGGTACGGGCACGGTCACGACTACTGACGGCGCGAGCACGCTGTACACGGGCGAGGCGGCCACCTGGAGCGTCGGCCGCGACACCGACGCCGCCCTGACTGGGCCGCTCACCATCACCGCGGACACCGGCACCGTCACCCTCTCGTACACGATCGGAGTCACCCTGTGAGTGGATGCTGCGGGCAGGGGCCCGTCATCGTCAGCGGCGCGGCGGCCGCGCCTCGCGTTGACGTCGAGACGCAGCTGATGTGCGATGTTCTTCCGGACGGCACGGTGGCCGCCACGGTCCTGGTGGAGCCGGTTTACGACACCAACAGCGGTGCCCGGGTCGCCACACGGATCACCGACCCCGTGACCGGCGACCCCTACACCCCCACCGGTACCGTCACCGTCTGCCCGGCCGGGGCGGAGCAGTCGGAGCTGGACGTCCTCCAGCTGTGCGACACCGCCGACGATGGCACCGTGACCCCGTTCGTGCGGGACTACGCCCGGGACGAGACGGGCGCCATCGTCGGCCACACGGATTACGCCCTGGACGGCGCCCCATACACCCCGGCCGGGACGGTCGGGCAGTGCTCCTCGGACTGCTACGGCTGCGAGCCGCTCGTCCTCTGCGACGTCCCCGTCACGGGGGACCCGGTGGCGTTCATGCGGGTCGTGTGCCACGACTGCACTGGGGTGGTCGTCAGCGTGACGGACACTGAGCTGGACGGCGTTACGCCGTACACGCCGGTCGGTACGGTCGTCACGGACTGCGCGGCCATCAAGGACTGCCCGACCTCCTACCAGACCGAGTGTTGGTCGATGGTGACGGCGCAGGCCGCCTACGACAACACCGCCGGCTCGCCCTGCGGCTCCATCACCCCGAACATGACGCAGTGCGCCGGCACCTGGCGTCTCAACTCCTGGATCGTCAACGGTGTGGAGCGGGTCACCGGCACGCCGCCCACGTTCACCGCCGTCGGGTGCGGCGGAAACCTGGACCAGCTTCACGGCGCATGGGCCGCCGTCCTGGCCACGCTCGACCCGGATGCGCTGTGGCAGGCCGCCTACAACGGAAAGTGCCTGTGGTACATCCGTACGGCCGCTGCGGACCCGAGCACGGTGTACGGGCAGATGATCCTGGAGCGCATCGCCGGGGGGACGGCCGGCACGTTCACCCTGGGGTCGGCGCAGTCGCAGGAGACGACGCTTTACAGCAAGGTGTTCACGCAGGACTGCGACGGCGCCACGTCGGTCCAGTGGCTTGACGCGGCCGGTAACGAGATCGCGCCGCCCGAGGGCGAGCTGACTCCCTGTGCGACCGCCGCCAGCGGTGGCACCGGAGGTGCGGGTCTCCTCGCCGCCCCGGCCGCGCTGCTCACCGTCGAGAGCGGGCTGGTGTCGACCGGGGTCCGTCACGTCACCGGCACCGAGCCGCAGGACCTCGTGGCGGAGTTCGCCGACGTCCAGAACGTCACCCTGCACGTCCTGGCGGGCACGGTGGCGGTCACGATGACCGAAGGGGAAGCCGTGCCGGTCCCGGCCGGCGTCGATGCCACCTGGGCCGTGGAAGGGGGCAGTCTTGCCGCCGCGGCGTTCGCCGGGACCACGGAAGACACCGCGTACCTGCTCACCTGGACGCACCGATAGCAGCCCCACGCGGGGCCGCCGCCGGTGGCCCCGCCCTGGTTCGAGGAGGCCCCTTTCATGTCCGGTACCAGCGGGAGCGTGGCCGTTGCCACGCCCGATGGCGAGTACGAGGTCCTGTGCGACGACACAGGGGCGTTCCTGCGCCGGTACAGCACCGAGGCCGGGGCGACGGTCGTCACGGACACCGAGCTGGACGGCACCACGGCCTACACGCCCACGGGCGCGGTGGTGCGGTGCGACTCCCAGGAGCCGCCAGCACCGAACCCCCTGATCGACTCGACGATCCAACGGCAGACCGGTACGGGCACGGTGACGATCGAAGCCGGCGCCCGCTCGGTGACCCTCGTCGTCTACGCGGGGGAGCCGACCGTCACCATCGGCGACGGCCCGGCCGTCCCCCTCGCTCCGGGGACCTCCCTGACGTGGAGTGTGGACCGCGGCGGCCCTACGGGCGAGCAGCTCCAGGACGCGTTCGTGTTCACGGGAGTCACCGGGTCCGACTTCCTCGTCACATCGACCTGCGAGGTGTGAGACGTGACCGGAACACAGGCAGGCTTCGGCCTCCTCAGAGGCGGGTGTACGGCCCTGCGGCGCGAACCAGTGGCATGAGCACTGCCGGGAGCTATGCGGCGCCGCAGCGGCGGCAGGTGCACGCGACAGCGACGACGGACAGCAACGGGAACGCCGTCTTCGCCTGGCCAGCCGGCACGTTCGCCAGCCCGCCGGTCGTGACCGTCGCCCTCCAGGGCGGTAGCGCGTTCCGTTCGGCGTCCGTCACCGCGAACACGGCGGCGGCAACGACGGTGAACGTGCAGGCGGCGGCCGGGGTGACGCTCCTCGGGCTCGGCGTCCTCGCGGTGGGCGCCCCGGCGCCGGGGGTCGTCGTGCACGCTACGGCGACGGCTCCCTAGCGGTGATCGCAGACCGATAAACTCACTACCTGGGCAGCTGGTTTTGGGCCGGGCCTTCTGAAGCACTTCAGGAGGTTGCGGCCGTGTCCTGTCCGCTCATCGCCAATGCCGACGTCATGCGCGTGACGCGCCTCGACCAGTGCGGCAACCCGGTCTGTGGGGAAGAGAACGGGTTCGTTTTCGACTGCTTCGCCAGCCTCGGAATGAACAACAACTCGGACGACGGCGAAGACATCGAGTACAAGGCGGCCAACGGCCGCGTCTGCGGGTACAAGCGCGGTTGCCCGACGTTCCGCGGCTTCGACCTGGAGATGAACATCTTCTCGGTCTCCCCGGAGCTGATCGAGATCCTCACCGGCAACCCCGTCATCCTCGGCTGGGACGGGAAGCCGATCGGCTTCGACACCTGCTCGGTCCGCTGCGACACCGGTTTCGCGTTGGAACTGTGGGCCGAAGTCCTCGGCGAGGAGTGCGCGGAAGGTGCCCAGGGACAATGGATTTACTTCCTGCTGCCGTGGGTGACGAACGGGCTCCTCGGCGACCTGGAGATCGGATCCGAGGCGGTGACGCTCCAGGTCACCGGCGCGACCCGAGCTGGCGGCTCGTGGGGTGTCGGCCCGTACGACGTCATGCCGATCGACGGCGCAGGCACACCGGGCCCGATGCTCACCCCCCTCGGCCCGTCCTGCCACCGGCGGACGTTCATCACCACGACGCCGCCGCCCGAGCCCGGCTGCGACTACGTGCCGGTGCTCTGCGACGCGTCCGTATAGGCCGGTGCCGACGATGAGCGAAGTGCTGCCGGACATTGTCGTGCCGGTGCGGCAGGAGCCGACCAACACGCAACTGCGCTATGCGCTGCGCTCATGGTCGGCGCACCTGCCGCACCGGCAGGTGTGGATCGTCGGCTACCGGCCGGCGTGGCTGCACGGCGTACGTCACATTCCCGTGCCGCAGTCGGGCACGAAGTACGCCAACACCACGGCGGCCGTCCGCGCAGCCTGCGAACACCCGGAGGTGACCGACACTTTCCTCCTCTGCAATGACGACTTCTTCGTGATGCGGCCGGTCGAGCGGATGCCTGTGCTGCACCGCGGGCTGGTCCGCGACGTCGAGGAGCACTACACCGCCCGTGGCCACAACGGCCGGTATGTGCGCGGCATGCGGGAGACGCGGCAGTTCCTCACCGGCCTCGGGCACGACGAGCCCCTGTCGTATGAGCTGCACGTTCCGCTGCCTGTCACCAAGGCGGGCATGCTGTATGCGCTCGACGCTGGGGCTGGCCTTGATGTGCTGCACAAGCGCACTGCTTACGGGGTGCTGAATGGCATCGGCGGGGACCGTATCGACGACGTCAAGGTCCTCACCCGGCACCGCTTCCCCCGCGACTCGCAGTTCCTTTCGACGCTGCCCGACACCTTCGCCAACGGTGTCGTCGGCCGGCACATCCGTGCCGCGTTCCCGAAGAAGTGCCGCTACGAGAAGCCGGGGCGGTGGCGTTGAGTGGCGATCCAGACGAGTCCGTGCGAGCCGTGGCCGCTCGACCTTGACTGCTGTCCGGCGGCCAACGAGGCCGACGAGGAGACTGTCGAGAAGTGGCGGCGCGTCGCGACGACGATCCTGTTCCACCTGTCCGGCCGCCGTTGGGGGCCGTCGTGCCCGTTCACGGTGCGCCCGTGCCGTCGCCGCTGCCTGGACTCGCAGCCGCTCGCGGCGAGTTGGTCCGGGTCGCCGTGGGTGCCCTACATCGGCCGTGACGGGAACTGGTACAACGCGAGTGTCTGCGGCTGCTCGTCGGACTGCTCGTGCGGTGAGCTGTGCGAGGTGCGGCTCGAGGGCCCGGTCCACGACATCGTGTCGGTGCAGATCGACGGTGTCGAGCTGCCGCCGGAGACGTACCGAGTCGACGACGCCGGTCTGTTGGTGCGGCAGGACGGCGGGTGCTGGCCCGACTGCCAGAACATGGGGGCGCCGCTCGGCGAGCCGGACACGTTTGGTGTGACGTACCGGGTCGGGTTGCCGCTCGATGATGCTGCTGAGGCCGCGTTCGCCGAACTGGTCTGCCACCTGCTGAAGGGCTGCAACGGTGGCGGCTCGTGTGGCTGCAAGATGCCGGCGAACGTCACCCGCCTGTCGCGGCAGGGCGTCGACCAGGAGTTCGCCGACCCGACGCTCGTCTACTCCGAGATGCGCACCGGTCTGCCGCTGGTGGACCTGTGGCTGACGGCAGTGAACCCGTACCGGCAGACATCGCCCTCGAGGGTCTACAGCCCCGACTTCAGGCGCCCACGCGCGCAGACCTGGCCCAGGTAAGGAGCCGCCCCTATGGCTTTGCCGACGCTCGCCGTGCACGAGATCGCTGACGCCATCCTCGGGTGCGTGTGCTCCGCGCTCGACGAGACCGCCGCCCAGATCGACGACTATCCCGGCTGCCCGTGCCGGGCCTGTGTCGTGCCCGGCACGCCCGCGTGGGACGGCTGCGCCGACCCCTGTACCGGAGACGTCGGCGGGCAGCTCACTGTGTCCACGGTCCGCCTCTACCCGTCGCGGAACTTCCCCGAACAGGACACCAACATCCAGGGCGTACGCGGCTGCACTCCGCCGCCGGTCACCGCTGTCGAGTACCTCGTGACGTTGCTGCGGTGCGCGCCCCTGCCGAACGCGAACGGCTGCCCGCCCACGTGCGACGAGCAGGCGGAGGCTGCCCGCATCGTCCACATTGACTCGACGGTCATCATGAACGCGCTGCTGTGCTGCCTGCCCGGCACGAGCAGCAGCCGGCGGGGCCGGAAGTTCGTCCTCGGCCCGTCCCGGATCGTCGGCCCCGAAGGGGGCTGTGTCGGCGTCGAGCAGCGCGTCACGGTAGCGCTGCCGGGATGCGGCTGCCCGAGCGAGGGAGTGATGCTGTGAGCGTCGAAGTGCGAGTGGAGCCGGGCCGGCTGCTGGCGATGGTGCGAGCACGAGGCAGCATCGCGCACCGCAGGATGTCCGCGCGCACGCAGCGCGTCGCGGACATCGCCCGACAGGAGGCGCCCGGCCGCATGGGCCAGTACATCGACTGGAAGGTCACCGAGGGGCCGCGCGGTCTTCAGGGCGTCATCGTGTGCGACCACCACGCAGTGCGATTCGTCCTCGACGGGACGCGGCCGCACATCATCCGCCCGCGCAGGGCGAAGGCGTTGCGTTTCGAGACCGGCGGCCGTGTCGTCTTCGCGAAGCGAGTCAGGCACCCCGGCACGAGGGCCAATCCGTTCCTTCAGCGAGCGCTGCGGATGGGTCGCTGACCCCGTGTGGTCCGCGCTGCTGGCTACCCTCGGGGGTGCGCTGACTGGTTTTGGGCCGGGCGAGGAGCGGACCCCAGGGGATCAGCCGTGCGTAAATCCTTCGCCCTCCACACAGAGCCTCACGTCGCCGAGGTCGGCGAAACCGAACTGCTCTTCGAGCCCGAGGTGTTCGGCGACGAGTTCATGGACGCCTACGCCGACCTGCGCGACGCGCAGAAGGAGAAGGGCATCGACCTGGAGAACCTCGCCGAACTGGACCCCAGCGTCATCCGGCACGCCATGCGCGCACTGCGCCAGTTCCTCGCCCGGCAGATGCTCCCCGAGAGCGCGGAACTCATCACCCGTCTCGACGTCGTCAAGGACGGCAAGACGCTGAAGTCGTTCCAGAACTTGGAGGAGGCCGAGGAGTACGCGGCGCAGCGTCCCGGCGCCCGCGTCGTCGACGGGCTCCGGCTGCCGACGCGTGTTCTCGTCGAACTCCTCGAGTGGGTCGTCGAGCTGTTCGGGGGCGGTGGGAGCCGCCCTACTATGTCGTCCTCCGCATCTGCGACAGCATCGCGGAAAGCTGGGACGCGTGGGACGGCAGTCTCGCCCTCCAAGGCATCGACCCGCGCTCGTGGCCGCTGAAACGGATGCTGAACGCCGCCGAGGCGGCGATGGACATGGCGGCCGAGGACGACGCCGCCCGCGAGCGGAACCGGGCCAAGCTGTACGCGCCGCCCCGTGGCGCTCGCCGGGACACGAGCAAGTCCCGGCCGGCCGCAACCGGGATGAGCCTGGACCAGGTGAAGGCCATGATGTCTGCCGTCGCGCAGGAAGACGCCCAGCTCACGCGCGGGCGTAGCGGATAATCGGAAGATCACGGCAGCTGTACCGCTGCCGTTCGCCGTCTGGTTTTGGGCCGGGCACCACACGATCTCGTGAGGGTGCCCGGTGTCCACCCCGGCCGGCGACAGCGAGGATTACGGGTCCGCCCGGATCACGATCGAGCTCGACGACAGCGGCGTTGTCGGCGAGGCGCGTGACCTTGGCCTGCGGATCCGGCGCGCTCTCGACCGCGCGACGCGTGACGTCGGGCGGCAGATCCAGCGGAACATCCAGCGCAGCCTGCGCGCTGCGGGTGCTGTCACCGTCCAGGTCAAGCCCGACCTGCGGCGCTTCGACGCGCAACTCCTCGCCGGGCTGAGCCACATCGGCTCGCTGAACATCCCGGTCGCCCCGGACCTCGACGCGTTCATGACGCGGCTGCGGGCCGCGCTCGCCGGTGAAGAGGTCTCGGTCCGGGTCGTCCCGGACCTCGACGGCTTCGACTCCCGGATCCGCAGGCAGCGGCCGCCCGACGTCACGGTGAACGTCGAGCCGGACACCGACCGGTTTCAGCGGGCGCTCGCCGGGCTTGCGGGTGTCGCGGGCCGTGTCGGCTCGATGCTCGGCGGGCTGCTGAAGTTCGGGGCGATCGGGGTTGCCGCCGCGGCAGCAACCCAGAGCGTGGCTGGTTTCGTTGCTGCGCTCGCACCGGCGGCCGGGATCCTCGCCGCGGTACCGGCGGCCGTCGCCGCGGTGCAGGTGTCGATGAGCACGCTGAAGCTCGCCGTCATGGGCGTCGGTGACGCCCTGTCGGCTGCGCTCGGCGACGACGCCGAGGCGTTTCAGGAGGCGCTGGAGAGCCTCGCTCCGGCCGCGCAGAAGGCTGTGCGGGCCGTCCGCGACCTCGCGCCGGAGCTGCACAAGGTGCAGCAGTCGATCCAGCAGGCGTTTTTCCGGCAGTTCGCCGGCGACGTCGGCGCGGCGATCCGCAACCTGCTGCCGCTCCGCTCCGAACTGGCGAAGTTGTCGGGGGAGTTCGGGAAGGCCGCAGCGGAGGGGCTTCGGTTCGCTGCGTCGCAGCAGGCTGTTGCGCCGCTCCGCGCGATCATCCAGGGCACGACGGCTGCGGCGTCGGGGCTGCAAGTCGTTGTCGCGCCGCTCGCGAAGGGCTTCCTCGACATCGCGGCGGCCGTTCTGCAGGCGTTCGGGTCGCAGGTCGGCGCGCAGATCGCGCAGAGCGGCGCGCAGATCGGGACGTGGCTGTCGACGCTCGCCGCGTCCGGTGCGGCCGTCGACAAGGTACGTGGCGCGGTCGAGGTCTTCCGGCAGCTCGGTGCGATCGCGTCGAACATCGGCGGCATCCTCTCCGGGGTCTTCTCCGCTGCGGGCGCGTCCGGCGGCGGGATGCTGGCCAACCTCGAGCGGATCACCGGCCAGATGCGCGAGTTCGTGAACAGCGCGCAGGGCGGGGAGGCGATCAGGAACCTCTTCGGTGCGGTCGCGCAGGTCGCCGCGCAGCTCGGTCCGATCCTTGCCGCGCTGGTCACCCAGGTCGGCCAGATCGCGCCCGCCCTGACGCCCATCTTCACCGCGCTCGGGCCGGCTCTCGTCTCGCTGATCAACAGCCTCGGGCCGGCGGTCGCCGCGATCGTGCCGAGCTTGCAGACCCTGGCGACGGCGCTCGCCGAAGGTCTCGGCGCGATCGGCCCGAGCCTCGGGCCAGTAGGTGCTGCGGTAGGCCAAGTCGTCACCGCGCTCGCCCCGCTGCTGCCGCTCGCCGGGGAGATCGTCGCCGTCCTGGCGTCGGTCCTCGCCCCCACCATCTCGATGCTCGTGCAGTTGTTCGAGCCGCTGGTTTCGACGCTCGCTGACGCGCTGCTGCCGGTCCTGCCGATCATCGCGGGCGCGTTCCTGGAGCTCGTCGCCGCTCTCACGCCGCTTGCGGCCGGTGTCGGCCAGGCGCTCGCCGAGCTGTTCGCCGGACTCGCCCCCGTGCTCGCCAGCCTTGCCGGGGCCGCCGCGCAGGTCGTCGCCGCGATCGCGCCACTCGTGCAGGCGTTCGTTTCCGCGCTGCTGCCTGTCCTCCCGCCGATCATCGAAGCCGTCCTCGCGCTGGTGAACGCCCTGCTGCCGCTGGTGCAGCCGGTCGTGGACCTCGTCGCCGCGATCGCGCCGCTCGTCACCATGCTCGTGCAGCTCATGGCCCCGGTCCTACAGATCGCCGTCGGCTTCGGCTCGTGGGTGATCCTCCAGGCCGTCGTGCCCCTGATCGAGGGTGTCGTCTCCGTCCTGTCCGGGCTGATCGGCGGACTGACCAGCGCCGTCACCTTCATCACGAATCTGCCGTCGATGATCATGGCCGGGCTGTCGTTGCTCGGCTCCGCGATCGGCGACTTCTTCACGACGCTCGCAACGGACCTGGTCACGTGGGTGACGACCGGCTTCCAAGCGGTGATCGCCTTCTTCGTCGCGCTGCCACAGATGATCCTCGCCGCGCTGGCCGCACTGCCGGGGCTGCTCGTCGACCTCTTCGTCCAGTCGGTCGCCGCCATCGGTATCGCGCTGCTCACCGCGATGGCCGCCGTGGTGTTCATGTTCACCGAGCTGCCCGGCCGGATCGCGGCGGCGCTCGTCTCACTCAGCTCCACACTGCTGAACACCTTCCGCTCGGCGTTCACCTCGGCGACGGTGGCCATCAGCTCGTTCCTCTCGTCGGCAGCCACGTTCTTCTCGCAACTGCCGGGCCGGATCGGATCCGCGGTCGCCGCGCTACCGGGCCAGCTCGCCACGCTGTTCCGCTCGGCCGGCTCGAGCGCGCTCGCCGCAGCGGCGACCTTCGGAACGTCCGTCGTGACGTTCTTCACCGGACTGCCTGGCCGGATCGCGACCGCTGTCGGCGGGATCGTCGCCCGCCTCGCCGGCGTCTTCCGTAACGCAGGCACCTCCGCCATGAGCGCCGTCGCGTCGCTGATCACCGACATCGTGAGCCTGTTCTCGGGACTGCCCGGAAAGATCGTCAGCGCGCTCGGCAACATCGGCGGGCGGATCATGTCGAGCATCAAGTCCGGCCTCCCGTCCGCGGTCAAGAAGTACCTGCCGTTCGCCGACGGGGGCATGGTCTTCGGGCCGACACGCGCCCTGATCGGTGAGGCGGGCCCCGAGGTCGTCATCCCGTTGACCCGGCCGCGGCGCGCGGCGGAGCTCGTCGAGGAGTCCGGGCTGATGGGCATCATCGGGGCGTCCAAGCCTGCCCAGGGAGACGGCGGCAAGAGCCTGACTGTCGCGCCCGTGTTCAACATGACGACGCACGGCGATCCCGAGATGACTGCCAAGCGCGTGCTGCACCGTCTCGTGATGTCCTTGGGAGGGGTCTGAAGTTGCTTAACGACTACATGGCTGTCGGTGGCGTCGAGGTGGTCAACCACGCCAGGCTGCGGGCCTACCTCGGCACCGTCGGATCGCCCTTGGACTCCGGTGCGGAGATCTGCGCGTGCGACAGCCTGACTGCGGACGTGCTGGACCATCTGCCGTATACGACGCCGGACGATCCGGACAGCCCGGCCCCGTGGTGGGATCCCGATGTGCCCGAGTCTGCCGCCTTCGCGGGGTTCATGGCGCTGTCCATCGACGGCGTGGACGACTCCCCGGTGCGCCGTACCGTGACGAACGCCGTGATCGGTGGTGGCGCGATCGGGCCGGCGCGGGCGCTGCCGCGCACGATCACCGTGACCGGCATTCTCCTCGGCGCTACGTGCTGCGCTGTCGAGTACGGGCTGCACTGGCTTGGCGAGGCGTTGCAGGGGTGCGGGGGCTCGTCGTGCGGTGGGGACTGCGTCACGATGTACAACTGCTGCCCAGGCGAGGAGATGACGTCGGAGGAGTTCAATGCGCGGCACCGGCGCACGTTCCGTCGCGTGGCCCTGGTGGACGGGCCGACAGTCACCGGGCGCAGTGGTAGCGGGTCGTGCGCCGAGGGCCGGTGCCAGTCGGGCGCGGACATCGTCAGCGTGGAGTTCGTGCTGGTGGCGGCGAGCCCGTGGGCGTGGACTGATTCCGCCCCCCTGCTGGCCGTTGCCCCGCCGGTCGACGACAGCGACACGTGCGTGACGTGGTGCCTGACAGGCAGCACCGCCCCGGGGTGCGCCGGCGCGTGCCAGTACGCCGAGTGTCTCGACCCAGAGGCGCAGTGCACGAACCCTCGGTGCGTGCCGCCCGCGCCACCAGGGCCGACCGCGCTGGACACCTGTTTCTGCCTGCCCCTGGCAACCGAACGGGCCTGCTACGACATCGACCTGTCCCACCTGCCTCAGTGGTCGGTGAGCGCTCCCATGATCACGGTCCATGCGGGGGTGTCCGACCTCCGGAACGTCACGATCACGCTGTACGAGAAGACGAGCGCGCAAGACCTGCTGACGTGCGACGAGATAGCGGACCTCAACCGGTGCAGCCCGCACAGCGTTTACAGCGTGCAGTACGTGCCCGCCGGTGGCGCTCTCACGATCGACGGCCAGGTGGGCCGGGCGGTTGTTGAGTGCGGCGGCGGGTGTGAGTCGAGCCGCGACGTTTCCGGCGCCAACGGTGCGCCGCCTTCCTTCAAGACGCTGGACTGCGCCTCGTACTGCCTGTGCATCACTACGGACGTGAGCAATCCTCCGGCCGAGAATGCGACGGTCTCTCTCGCCGTGTCGGGCCGGGGTTACTGAGCAGCAGGCGGCCACTGGGGGCGCGTTGCGGTGCGGAGAGGGGCAGTCCAGCGGCGGCCGTAGTCTGATGGCAGCCGCTGGTTCTGGGCCGGGCGATGTCTGTTGTCAGGAGTCCGGGCAGTGCCTGATGTCTATGGGTCGTACGCGGAGCTGGCGGCCGCCGAGGAAGAGGGCGTCGCGTACGAGCGGCGGCAGATACCTTCGACGGCTACCAGTTGGGCCAGCATCGCCATTCACGGCGGCGGTATCGAGCCCGGTTCGGGTGAGGTGTCGCGTGTGGTCGCCGCCGGCCTCATGAACCATTACGAGTTCGCGGGCCTCCTGCGCTCGGGGAACTCGCGGCTGCACGTCACCAGCACGAACTTTGATGAGCCGATCGCTGAGGGGATCGTCGCCGCGTCAACCCGGACGCTCTCGTTTCACGGCTACACCGGTGATGGAACGCCGGTCACTGCCATCGGTGGCCTCGACACCGATTTGAGAGACAAGGTCAAGGCCGCGCTGATCGCGGCTGGCTTCGCCGTGATCGACGCCCCGCAGGAGATCAGCGGCACCAACCCCAACAACATCGTCAATGAAAACAAGATCCTCGCGGGCGTGCAGATCGAGATGTCCCGCCCGCTGCGCGACTCGTTCTTCCCGAACGGGAACTCCGGGCGGGCCAGCCGTGACAGCGGGGCCCGCACCCCCGCCTTCTACGCCTACGTGGCGGCGATTCGGCAAGTCGTCGTCAGCTATTTCGGCTTCCTGAGCGCCGGGGCGCGTGCGGACGACTGCGATGCCGAGTATTCGGCGCGCGTCGTGGACCGGGACGGCGCGATTGTTGCTGAGGCGTCTGTGCTGACGGATGTCGAATGGAGCCGGCTGCTCAATGACACCAGCACGGCGCAGGTCACTGTGATGCCGGATGAGGACTGCTGCCAACAGATGGGTCAGGTACGGTCCTGGCGTCATCAGCTGTACATCTACCGGAACGGCGTGTTCGTGTGGGGCGGGCCCATCCTGTCGGTGGAGTGGTCGGCCGGGCAGGTGGACGTCTTCGCGGCTGATATCTCCGCGTGGCTGGCCCGGAGGGTCCCTCACCAGGGACTCGTGTTCAACGACTCGGACCTCACAGACATTGCTTCCTGGCTGATCCGGGATGCCTTCGAGCCTGACGATCCGGGGCACTCGGTGAACGTCGTCGGCGAGGCAGGGGTGAGAGGAGGCCGGGAGTACCGCCGCAACATCGGCCAGAGCCTCGACCATTTGAAGGACCTTGCCGAAACGGGTATCGACTTCACGGTGGTCGGAAGCCAGATCATCATTCTGCCCGATGGGTGGTCGCAGAGTGTCGGTCAGTTGATTGATGCGGACCTGCCCGAGGGGCTTGTCGTCGCCGAGGACGGTGCGGCGCTCGGGACCCGGTGGATCGTGGCGGCCGGCCAGGACGGCGAGCTGGTCGGGGATGCGGGCGGGTCCGATGCGTATTACGGGCTGCTGGAACGCTACGTCGAGCAGACGTCCATTAAGACGCAGGCGTCGGCCCATTCGGCGGCCCGCGCGCTGCTGCGGTCGTCGCTTCCTGTGCCGGTGTTCATCGATACGCGGGAAGTGACCATTGCGCCGGAGGCGAATATCGATGTGGCGAGCCTGGTGCCCGGCTGGTCTTTGGACATCTCCACGGTGACGACGTGCCGCGACATCACACAGCGGCTCAAGATCGTTGGTGTGACGGTGCGCATGGGTTCGGGTGGGGACGGTGCGGTGGTTCAGGAGCGGGTGCAGGTGCAGGTGGCTGCGTCCGGGGCGGAGGCGGGCTGATGGCGATGCGGGGCAGTCCCGGTAGGCGGGTGCCTGGTAACCCGTTGGGCGGGATGCTGCGGGACTTGGAGCGGCGTGCCCGGTCGACGACGAGCGGCGTCGGCCGGGCTGGTGCACCGGGCCCGGCCGGTCCGGCGGGGGCATCTGGTCCGCCCGGTCCGCCCGGTCCGCCCGGTCCGCCTGGTCCGGCGGGGCAGGCGCCGGTTGGTCATGTGGCGTCCACCGACGACAGCGGCCGGGCTGTATGGCGCTTCTCGGCTCCGTTTCCCGCGCCGCCGGTCGTGGTGGCTTCCCCTGTCGACCCCTGCGACGAGGGCACGGCCACCGTGGTTCTGGAAACTGTCACGTCCGAGCAGGTCACGGCCCGCGTGTGGCGTACCAGCCCGGAGAGCCCGGCCGGTTCAGGCGTCCTCGTTCACCTGTTCGCCTTGCCTAGACTGGATTCCTAGCAGCATTCCCGCGCCGGGCGGCCCGGCACTGAGTCGGCAAAGGGTGATCCCGGTGGCCAGGGTGTGTGTCGATAACTGGTACTTCAACGTCAACACCGATGGGGAGCTGACGCTGAAGCCCGGCATCCAGGGGTTCAGGCAACGGATCATTTACCGGGACCCGGGCACACATCAGTTCACGAAAGCCTCGTATCCGTGGCTGGCCCGCGTGTTCGTGGAGGTGCAGGGCGCCGGTGGTGGCAGCGCCGGGGCGAACGCAGCTAACGGCGAGTGCATCGCTCGTGCTGGCGGCGCTGGTGGCGGGTTCTCTTCTTCGCATATCGGCGTGGCTACGTTGGGTGCCACTGAGACGATTGTGGTGGGTGCTGGCGGTATCGCTGGTGGCACTGCCAGTTCCGGCGGGGCCGGCGGATCCAGCAGTTTCGGCGGCCTCGTTGTGGCTCCTGGTGGGGATGGTGGCAGTGCGGCCATGTCGTCCGGCACGACTCCCAATGCCGTCTCGGGCACTCCTGGCGCGTCGGCGTCGTCGACCGATGCTAGTGGCGGGCTGATTGCGGGTGGCGGCCCGGGCGGTGGGGCGATCCGGCTGAGCGCCCGGGAGGCGCTGGCCGGTGCCGGCGGCGAATCCCGGCTCGGTCATGGCGGTTACCCACGCGGGACTGAGGGGGTGGGGGGCGTCCCTCGAGGGCGTGGTGCTGGGGCCGGTGGGGCTCTGTCGTACGGCGAATCGGTGCAGGGCACCCCGGGCGGGGACGGGCTTGTGGTGGTCTACCTGTTCGGGTGAACACTCCTCATAGAATTGCGGTGCCGCTGGTTCTGGGCCGGGCCACGAACGCTTCCTGAAAGGCGGGCGTTTTGGCCAGGTGTCAGTGCGGCGGAGGAAGCTGCAACTGCGTTGTCATCGCCGGCCCGAATACGACGGTCGACGGTGGGGGAAGCAACGCGAATCCGTACGTCGTCAGTGCGGTAACGAACTGTGCCGAGGTGCGGACCTGTCTGGCGGCCGGGCCGGGCATTGACTACGACCCGTCGACCGGAGTGATCGGCACGGGAACGGACTGTGCCGAGGTGCGGGCCTGTCTGTCGGCGGGCCCGAACGTCGACTATGACCCGGCGACCGGTGTGATCGGCGCGGAGACGAATTGCGCCGAGGTGCGAACCTGCATCTCGGCCGGGCCGGGCGTCGACTACGACCCGGCGACCGGCGTGATCGGCGCGGACATCTCGACGACGCCGGGCAACAACCTGACCATCGACGACGACGGCCTCTTCGTCCCGACCGGCGCGGCGACCGTCAACGTCGGATGCGGCATCGTCGGCGACGGCTCCGCCTCGGCACCGGTCGCGGCCAACACCGGCGCGTGGCTCTACGCGTGCCCGGTTGGTACCGCGGGCAGCGACGTGTATTGCGACCCTGCCACGGGCCAGTTGAAGGCGGAGCCGCGGACCCGGACCGCGTTCCAGTCGAACTATGAGCCGCGGACGTTCCCGAACTTGGCGGTGCCGTTCCCTGACGACACTCCGGTAGCTACTTTCTGCGCGAGCATCACCAACCCGGATCCGTGCCGGACCGCGCTGGTGGTGATAACGCAGGAAACCGACGTGTTCTTCATCCTGCCGGCCGGGGCTGAGGCTGCGGCAGGACAGGGCAGCGACGAGATGTGGCGGGTAAAGAACACCGGTTCGACGCGGATGGACTCTGCGCACCTGACGTTCTCGAAGCTGCAACGGGCCACCGTCGGACCGGGCGGAACGCTGGAGTGGTGCTACGACGTGACGATGGCACGCGGATCCAACGGGGCGACCTACCACCAGATCTTCAGCAATATCCGCTTCCATCTGATCTCGCAGTAAGGGGCGCAGGGGTCATGGGTAAGCCGATCACCAGTCAGGCCGTCTACTACATCCGGTACGACGACGGGTCACTGAGCAAGCTCGTTATCGACTCGGACGCAGACTCGGACGCCGAGCCGGCGCCTCCGGCCGGTGGGACGTTCATCACTGAGGACGAGTACAACGCTGAGATGGTGCTGCTGCAGCAGGCGATCGAGGAGCACGCGGAACAGATCAGGCAGCAGGAGCAGCAGCAGGCGAAGACGGACTATGAGGCGCTGATCGCAGCGGGGCTACCGGACGCTGTCGCGCAGCGTCTGGCGGGCTACACGCCGCCTGAGCCTGAGCCTGAGCCGGAGGTCGACGTGCCGAACGAGGGGGCCGCCTGATGGCGCCGCCGATGACCCCGGACCAGTTGCGTAAGGCGCTGCGCGCCGAGGGCGTGCGGTTCGTCGAGTATCCGGGCTGGACGACGCGCGGCCGTGACGCGGCCACGGGCAAGGTGTTCGGGCCCGTCAACGGCATTTTGAACCATCACACGGCCGGGCATAACGCGCTTGCGGTGGTCGCCGTCAACGGGGTGCCGGGCCTGCCGCCGCCCCTTGCTCACGCGTACCTGGCCAAGACGGGTGTGCTGACGCTCGTTGCGGACGGCCGCGCCAACCACGCGGGGCCGGTCGCGCGGAACGTCTACGAAGCGCTCGTCGCCGAGCGGAAGTTCCCCGCGCCGTCGAAGGCTTCGGGCACCGTCGATGGCAACGACTGCCTGTATGGGATTGAGACGGAGAACCTCGGCGACGGCAAGGACCCGTATACGCGTGAGCAGTACGACACGTGGGTCCGTTTCAACGCGGCGATCTGCCGTCATCACGGCTGGTCGGCCGGGTCGGTCGCCGGTCATTTGGAGACGAGCGTCGAGGGCAAGGTCGATCCGAAGGGGCCGGTCGAGGGGTACGGCCAGCGCGGCCGGTTCACGTTCACGATGGGCCGTTTCCGTGCCGACATCGACGAGCGCCTGGCGCATCCGGCGAGCTGGAACCCCACCGATATGGAGGACGACATGCCCGATTACGTGAACCTCGGCGTCGCGAAGCCGTTCACGCTCAAGCCCGGCGTCTGGGACTCGGTCGAGTTCACGACCGAGTGGAGCGACACGGCCGGCGACCACGCGGCGAACGGCAGCGTATTCGTGCGGGGCGCCGCCAAGTTCACCGGCACGGTCAGCCTGCGCCTGTCCAAGCTGCCGGTCGGCGGCGTCGTCCAGGTGCGCATGTCCGAGTACGCCGACAAGGAGCACAAGGCCGATCACCCGATAGACGAGCTGATCGGCACGGCCGGCGGAACGTTCGGTGTGGTGCCGCTGACGAAGCGCGTCGCGGCCGACCGGGGCATGCGCGTGCGGCTGCTGAACCAGGCCGCCGAACCGATCACCGTTGAGAGTGCGGTCCTGACCGCGCTCGTCTGGAAGGAGTAACCCCATGCTGCTGCCCTCCCTGCTGCGCACGGTTGTGCCGCTCGTCGCCGGCTGGATTCTCGTCGCTCTCACCGGGCTCGGGTTCTCCCTCGAGTCGGACGTCGCGCAGACCGGTGTGGCGTTCGCTGTCGCGGGCGTCTACTACCTCGTGTTCCGGCTCGTCGAACGGGCGGCTGAGAAGTTCGGCGGCCCGGTCTGGCTGAAGGGCGCCGTCGGTGCGCTCCTCGGCTACGCGCAGCCGCCGCGGTACAAGTCGACGGACGACGTCGCCGAGCTGCTGCGCCAGAGCAGGTCATGACCGCGCAGCCGCCGGACCCCGGCGTGTACATTCCGCCGGCGCAGATGTATGCCGAGGTCCAGCGGCTCGGGCGGAAGGTGGACCAGATCGACGGCAAGCTCGACCGGTTCCTCGAAGAGATGCGAGAGGTCAAGAGCGACCTGTCTGACCACGAAGCGCGGATTCGCGCGCTGGAGCTCGGGGAGACCGAGCGGCAGAAGCGCAACGAGGCGCGGATCGCGGGGGCGGAGGCCCGGCGGTGGCCGCTGCCAGCTATCGGTGCGGCGACCGGCGTCGCGGGTGCGGTGACGGCCGTCGTCGCCATGTTCGTGCGCTGACGGCGTCCTTGGGACCGAGCCCCGCCCTCCTCCGCTCCGGGGGCGGGGCTCTGCCATGCTGGCCCGCATGGACGCACACGACGACCTCGACGAGCTGATGGCCCGGTTGCCGAAGCGGTCGCCGCGCGAGGTGTTCGAGGAGCTCACTGCGGCTCGCCGTGCTGCCGCTGCGACGCTCCCGGAGCTGACGACGATTCCTGTGCCGTCGTACCCGTACGGCTGGTCGATGCTGGACCATCCGCTCGGCGGCACGATGCGGTTCGCGTGCGTGCTCGGCTGCGGCTGGTACCACGACGAAAACCCGGCGCGCGAGGCTGCGATCGCGCCGCTCGTCATGCCGCTCGACCCGGAGAAGGCGGACGAGGCGCTCACGGCGCAGGCGGAGAATCGCGCAGCAGTGTTCCGGGCGCGCGTCGAGATAACGATCGCCGAGCACTTCGACCAGGCGCACCCCGGCCGCTGACGACCGCGCGGGCCGGTCGTGGCCGGCGCCCCCTGGCGACGGCCATTGTCCGCGCCCGGCGCTACTGTGCTCGTGTCCTATCCGTACGGTTGCTGGCTACGGCTTTCGGATGACCTTGCGCCCCCGCTGAGCTGCTCAGGCGGGGGCGTGGCCGTTCAGGCGGCCGGCTCGACGTCGCCGCGGGTCAGGGCGCACCACCGCTCGAGGAGCCGGCGGTACGTCTCGCGGCGCTCGGGGGTGTCGGGCTCGTCTCGCATCAGCCGACGCATCGCGTCGTTGACCGCGTCTGCGGACAGGCAGGGCAGACCGCAGGGCGGGAGTAGCGAGGGCATGCCGCCAAGGTAGGGCGAGCGTCTGACATCGCCGGTCGGCTGGGTCCGTTCTATTCTCCGTTCGAGGACGCGAATGCGTAACAGGACGGAATGATCATGACTAGCCTTCACCCTCCCGTTTCGGAAGACGACCCGTCGGTCGCGACGTGCTCCGGTGAGCAGGTCGGCATGTGTGCGACGTGCCAGCGGAGGACCCACCGTTACGGCAGGGGCGGGAATCCGCTGTGCTCGTACTGCCGAGCCGACCTGCAACAGAAGTGGGGCACCAGCGTGAAGCCCGGGAGCTGAGCGGCTCCCTCTCAACTTGCGTTGTTACGCCGTGGTGTTCGAAGGCGCCGAGCCGTCGGTGCATCAATCCTCGGGCAGTGAAGGCCACTTCTGCGATGCCCGGGAGAGGGGATCTTCACCGGTCAGCCCACGAAAAAGGTCTCGCCCCATACCCTGACAGTGTCGAAGCTGTAGGAGAGGGGCGAGACCGTGCCATCTGATATTACCCCGGACCCGTACACGAACCCGCTCGCATTCGGTCAGCGGATGCAGATCTACCGCCAACGCCGGGGCATGAGCCGCCCCGTCCTCGCCGGCCTCCTCGATAAAAGCCCGTCCTGGGTGAAGCAAGTCGAGAGCGGCCAGATCCAACCCCCGAAGTTGCCCATGATTCTTCGCATTGCCGAGCTGCTGCGTGTCCGTGACCTCGCCGACCTCACCGGCGATCAGTCCCTGCACGTCGAACTGTTCATTGGCCCCGGTCACCCGAGGCTCGCCGCGGTGAAGGCCGCCGTGGATGCGTTCCCGTTCCCCGTGGACCGGGAGGCGCCGACCACGCTGCACCTGCGGCACCGCCTGGACCGGGCTTGGACTGCCCGCCATGAGGCACCGAACCATCGGGAGGTCGTTGGGGAGTTGCTGCCCGGCCTGATCCGTGACGCGCAACTCGCCGTCAGGCAGGCCGACAGCGCAGTCGACCGGCGCGCGGCGCAGGCCATCCTCTCCGAGGTCTACTCGCTGTCGCAGTTCTTCGTGGCCTACCAGCCAGACGCCGCCCTGCTCTGGCGGGTGGCCGAGCGAGGCATGGTCGCCGCCCAGGAATCGGAGGACCCGCACGTCATCGGCGTCGCTGCGTGGCTCGCCGCACAGGCTCATCGCGACAGCGGGCCCGCGCACTTCGACGCCGCCGACGACGTCACGATGGAGGCACTGCGCTACCTCGAACCCCAGCTCCCGGACGCGGCGGACGAGGTACTGGCGATCGCCGGGGCGTTGCAGTTCGAAGCCGGGTACACGGCAGCGCGCCGAGGTGAGGCGGGCTCGGCTTGGGGCTGGTGGGACAAGGCGGAGAAGACAGCAAAGAAGCTGCCGGCCGACTACTACCACCCGGTCACCAGTTTCTCGCGGTCCATCATGGGCGCTCACGCCGTCACGGTCGCGGTCGAGCTGCACCAGGGCGGCGAGTCCGTCAGGCAGGCGGCACGCGCGGACAAGACCGTCATCAAGTCCAGGCCCCGACGGGCCCGGCACAGGATCGAGGAAGCCCGCGGCTACCAGCTCGACGGGCAGCCGGACGTGGCTCTGGCCACGCTGGACAAGGCACACGAGGCCGCTTCCGAGACGATCAAGTACAACGGCTACGCGCGGCGGATCGTGCTGGAGGAGACTGAGGCGAAGCAGCCGGACCGGCGTCGACGCGCGTCCGAACTGGCGGTGAAACTGGGCTTGCTGGCGGCGTAAGGCATGGGGCAGGATTCCTGCCCCTTCTGCCGTGTACGGCCTTCTACGGTCACTGGTGTGAGACGGATCACCGTGTTCGTGGAGGCGTGAGGATGACGACAGCCGTACGACAGCCCCGCACGGGTCCCCCACGCGGCGGGGACGTGATAGGCGAGGCCCCCGGCCGCAGCGGCTTATCGCCCCGCCCGGAGGTCGTGCAGTGACCGGGACCGGCGAGCGGGACCAGAAGTCCGGCGCTGTGCTCGTGCACGCGCGGCAGACCAGAGAAGCAGCTGTCCGGTCCTGGCTCATGCTCTCCGCGACGGACTACGAGCGTGTTCGCGGTGACTGGGATGTGTCCGGGGTCGCCTTACTGCGGTGCGGTGCGCTCTTCGCCGCCGTCCGTATCCAGACTGAACTGATTCACGCGGCGGCCGACTCGGACGAACCGAAGACGGTGAACGCGTTCCTGGCCGAGGCCCTGTACGGCGGTCCGGTCTTCGTCGACCAGCACTCGCGCCACTATTACGCGCTCGTACCGACGAGCACGCCCAAGCGCCGCGAGTGGCAGGACCGGCGGTATCCCGGCGCCGAGTGCCTCGGCCATGGGACCTACCTCGGGGTGCCGCGGCCGGAGTTCACGAACGACGGCTGGAGCTTCTCCTACTGGTGCGTGCCGATGGACGGGCCGGGCGCCCTGTGCGGGCCGGACGCCGTCTCGCAGCTCGTCGCGTACGCCCGGCATCGGATGGTGCTCGAGGAGGCGCGCCGTGGGCGGTAGTGAGACGGCTCCGCTCGACATCGAGACGATCCGGAAGGACTGTCAGCGCGCCCTGTGGGAGCCGCCGGTGTCGAGTCGCGACGAGACGCGGCTCCTCGTCGAGCGGATCGAGGGGCACGCGCGGCTGCTCGGGCCGGTGCTGGCGGCGTGCGCGCCGCGAATACAGGGCGAGATGAAGGACACGGCGCTCGTCGTGTTACGCAACGTCGACGAGGTCCGCGACGAGCGCGCGCCGGCGTGGGACTTGTCGGCGCGGCTGCACGATCTCGGCGTCGTCACGCGGTCGCTGCTGAACCTGCTCGAACTCGCGGGCGAGATCGAGCAGGGAGCCGCCCGGTGAGCGCGCTGACCGTCCGGCAGTGGGCGCCTGCCGATGAGGCGACGCTGACGGCTCTCCTCGAAGCTGTACGGGCCTGGACCCCGCTGGACGGCGGTGCCTTACTCGATGACGTCGGCGCGGTGCTGGACGACGTGGTACCGGCCGAGGACGACGTCGAGGAACTCGCCGAGCGGCTGCGCGGTCACCTGATGCGGCTCGTCGCGATCGCCGTCGCGAGTGAGGCGGGCGAGGACGAGCAGGCCGCCGTGCTGATCGAGCGGGCGCGCGAGGTGCGAGCCGAGGACCTGCCGGGCGACCACCACCGGGCCGTCGGGCACCTGCGCCGGATGGCGTGGGCCCTTAACGAGTTGTTGGAACGTTTGGGCGCCCTGCGGTGCCTGGAGGAGTTTGCGTGATCGAGTTTCCCCGTACCGTGCATGCCTCGAGCGACCGTGGAGTGGTCCCGTTCATCACCCAGCGCAAGGGGGAGGAGGCAGCACCGGCCGACCTCACGATCCTTCGCCAGCAGAACGGCAAGGGCCCGCGACTGTTCTACGTCGACGAGAGCTTCAGGGACCGGCCGGTGCGCGGCATCCTGTGGGCGCGGTGCAGCTTCAGCATGGGCAAGCACGGCATGCCGACGGGCGAGCCGGAATGGAAGCTCATGCACCCCTACCGGCAGATGGTGACGATGCTCGCCGGCCGGTGTCAGATCTGCACGCGGCCGGCGCGGACGCCGCTCGGGTTCGTCTTCCTCGCCGGGCCGAAGGACGAGGATCCGACGCAGCCGTCCATCCTGACGAACCAGCCGCCGGTGTGCGCGCGGCACATTCGCACGGCGGCGAAGCTCTGCCCGCACATGGAAGAGAACCCGATGGTGTTCCTCGCCGGCGGCGCTCCGTTGTACGGGGCGATGGGCAGCGTCTACGACTTCGTCTTCGGCGGGCACGGGGACGTTGAGGTCGTCTCTAGGCCGGCCGAGCCGGTGCCGTTCGGGGATCCGCGGGCCCCGTTGCTGCTGGCCTCGCAGCTCGTACGGCGGCTGTCGTCGTTCCGCGTGCTCGGCCTGGACGAGGTCCTCGCCAAGCTGGCGGCCGCCGCGTGA